AAAGCACTTCTTTCGTCTATTTTGTTCTTTCTAAATTCTTTAAAAGTTTTCATATTTATTTAATCATCTTAGATACACTCATAGGAGTTTTAAGTTTACCTTTAGCATCTACTGCTTTAGGATACATCTTAGCGATTAAATTATTATAACCTACAAGTACATTTAAAATATCTGCTTTAATTTCATCAGTACTAATACCTTTAATTATTTTCTTAACTGCACCAAGATTACCTTGATTTAATGCTCGAGCAACTGCCATATAGTCTTTCTTCTCTTGCCCCTTTTCTTGCTTTGCAAGTCTTGCCATATTCTTTTGAGCAAGATCTAAGTCTTGAGCATAATTTAAATTACCCGCGGCATATTTTTCTTCAACCCATTCTGACATTGCTTTAATTGCAATTGAATTTGCCTTGGCAATAATTTTCTTGTCATCAGATTTAACTCTGACTGTATAGTGACCACCGGTTTGTTTTTCACTATCTACAACTTCTAGACCTTTAAGCTTTAATGCTTTCATCATAAACTTATTAAGGCTTTGCTTATCAAAGAATGCGTATGAGAAGTTTAACTCATTGAGTGCTTCTTCATTTACACTTTCATTTGCTAGTCTTAAAGCATCTTTGACCATTGGGTCGTCCCCTAACCCACGTTTCATTTTTTCGATTTTCTTATAAGCACCAGTCATGTTACCACCCATGTCAATTGCAATTTTAACAGCGGCTGATACTAGAGACGCTGGGAACTTACTTCTATATTTTTCTCTAATTTCTTTAAATTTCATTTTTTCCTCTACTTAATTTTAACAGAATAAACAAAAGGTTTACCTGGTGTTACCATTTTATTATATTGAGCACCTACATAAAAATCATCTATAGGTTTATTACCTGGCCAATCCGAAGGATCAAGGTCTGGTTTCTTTTTAAACATATCAGCTGTGTATTTTGAATATTTAGACATATCAGCCGCGCTTTTCTTAGCCATTCTAAACATTTCTTGTACTTCAGCAGTATCAAAATCTGGAAATTGATATGATACTACATCTCTACCATATTTTACATATTCAGCTGAATCAGTGTCAAGACCTAAAATACCACCTAATCCAAAGTCGCCATCGCTCATTCTTTCTTCATCATATTTTCTAAGGTTACCCTTAAATCCTTTGACTTGAATTATAATTGTAGTTCCTTTAGCTTCTCTGAGTTGTTTTCTCATTTCTACAAAATTTTTCATTTTTTTCCTCTTAAACTTTAGCGGCAAGGTCTTTATCGGCGCCTCCCCATGTACCTTTACTTTTAGTGACAAAAGAATTTACTCTTGCCAATCCCCATTGTACAGGGGTAATACCTGGTCTGTGTCCAGTTCTCCAAGCTGCTACTCCTCTATCAAAAACTTTTTTAAGTATTCCATAAGGCATACCTGACTTATCAGCCTTTTTCTTTAATGCCTTTTTACTATCTTGTTCTGTAACTGTAAAATCTTCAAATGTTAAATGCTCTGCCATTTCACCATACATTTGTTTAAACTTCTTAGTATGTTTTGATGGCTTAGTCTTTGCAGTTGCATCACCAGGTGCTGGCTCATATGCCTTTGGATTATCATCATCCATTTTAGCTTTCTTTTTAAAATGAGCTGCTCTCTTGGTTTTTGTTGATTTTGTTTTAAGACCTTTATAATAACTTGCTGGTTGTGAACCCTTACGATCTTTAATGTCTGGGTCTTGTGCAACTTCAGAAAATGGTGTTGCTTTTAAATAATTCTTAAGCATTTTCTTAGTACCAATTTCATTATACTCTTGAATCTTTTCTACAGCATCTAACCAATGTCTTTTTCTTTCACCATTGGATTCAACCATTACATAGTTTGCACCACAATAAACTATTTTACCTTCATTTTGTGATTCTTTAATTATTACATTATCACCTACTGCATATAGACTTCCTTCTATATAATCTTCTCTTGTTTCCGATATTGGTGATAATTGAATGTGTTTTCGAAATGATTCTTTTTTAAGACCCATACCTTTTCTTACGGCATAGTATAACTCTATTGGTGAACCACCTGGTATTTCAGGGACGCCATCAGAGAATTTTTGTAAATCGCCTTGAGCTGCTGCCTGTCTCATTTTAGATGCAGACATTCCAGATGCATCGTCTACATCTGGATCTCGTTCCCCAGCGCTGACTACATTAATAGCACCTTCAAATTCATAAAATCCATGACGTGATTTTACGCCATTGTACTTATTAAGTAGTATATCAAATTCTCTGATTCTATCTGAACCCGCAACCATTGTTGCTTTTGTAAATCCCTGATCGTATAATTTAACTGCAATGTCTAATACTGTTCTGACATCTTTATCTGACATAATGTTTCTCGCATATTTTGGAAACATTTTTCTTAGAAACTTAATTTTATCTTTGAATAACAATGGATTCTTTTTACTATCCACTGACTTTGAAGCATAAATTCTATATGCTCCACCACGACTGACTTTTTTCAGATGATCAAATAATTTTTCGTGACCAATTGTTGGAGGATTAAATCTTCCAAACACGAAAGTTACTTCTTTTGTTGATTCTGTTAAAAAATCATTAAATGATTTAATTGACATGTATTTCCTCGGTATCCCATTTAGTTGGGGTTGTCCCAACCTTTTATAATATCTTTGCTAAAGTTGTTAGTAGAAAATTCCATTCTATCAACAAGCTTAACAGCACCACCTTCTAATCGGTCTATTGCCACAAAGCCTTCTACGCCGGTGACCTTAAACCCATTTTTAGTTTTTACAAAGGTATCTATTTTAGATAACTTGTTTAATTTATTTATAATAATTAACTTGCTATCGATCACTAAATTTTGTAAATCAAAGATTAATTGTAGGTTTTTTATATTATTTTTACTAAAAAACTTTAACAGTTCATCTCTTTGTGCTTCTTTTTTACCTTTTCCAGCAGGTGTTTTAAGTTTATCGATTTGTTTAGCGTATCGATTATTAACAAACATTACTAATCCTGTTGCATGTGCTTTTGTATTAGTAATCCTTTGACCTTCTCTTACCTTTGTATTGTTATATACATTTATAATAAGATTTAATTCTTTATTAGATTCGATTTCTTTTAGTACTCCACTTGAAATCTTTCTAAATATTTTACCAGCATCTGATAATTTTTTAGAAACTTCTAAACTATCTTTTGCTGTCAGGGTTGCTGTACCTGATAAATCTTTAAGTGTAGCATCTACCATCCAAACTTTTGAACTTTTTTTGAGTTTAGGTACTATGTCTTTACCGAACTCTGCATTCATTGATTCAAAATTAGCTCCTGAATATGAGGTATGCCATACTATACCAACTTCCGCTTTACTTATTTCTTTTCCTATTTGACTTTTAGCTGGGACTGCATATACAATTGTATTGGGATGAAATGTAATATGTGATTCACCATTGATATTTTCTTTCTTTAAATCTTTTTTCTCAAACATAAAGTCGCCTTGAATCACACCCTTGACTCCAAGACCTTTAAGATTATCAAATGCTATTTTTAATTTACGATTGAGATCACCTGATGTATCGGCATCGATATCAGCATGATTTTTATAAACTTTTGGATTGGCATTGAATATACCTTTTTTGGCCACAAAGAATTGACCATCTCTCGGGTCTTCACCCGCAAATAAGGCGGGGGCACCGTCCCACTTGACAGTAATGTCCATTGGTGCTTTTGCATTACCGCTCAACATATCCCTCATTGATCTCAGCGCTAGGATTGCCTGGCGTGCCCCCTTAACTCCACCGTCTAAGATTAAGTCCTCAATATGAGTCATATGAGTATTCTTAGCTTCGGCTAAATAGTTATTAAAATTTTTCATGTTCCATATATTCCATTAATTTATTTGCAAGTATAATTCCAGAATTATAATCAGCAGGATAGTGTAATCCTGCTATAACTCTACCATAGCCACATTTTTGTGCTTGAGCTACTAATTGATTTTTATGTTCTGGATATTTTTTTGCATAATGTAATGCAACCACAAGTGGTTGTACTGTATGTCCTGATGGATATGAAGGAGTGCTTGCAGTTCCTGTCTTAAATCTCCTGAGTTCTTTGTTGTAATATGCAGCTACTTGATATGGTCTAGGTCTATTGAAATAATTTTTATAGTGTCTTATGACTGGACTACATTGCTTTTCAATATATTCTATATTCGCATTATCATATTCTAGACCTTTATTATCTAAATAATCTTTAATAAAGTATGATGCATCTTTATCACATGATTTATATTCTTCTTTTTGTTCTTCTGTAGCTGAATGACAAATTTCGATAACTTTATCGATTTCAATTTTCTCCGGGGGCGGTGGAGGTAATTGTATTTTTTGCCAACCATCTTTAAAGATTTCAATGTCATTATATTTTACAGGCTTAAGTTCATTCTGTGGTTTATACACTAAAATGTCTTCTATAATATATGATTTTAGTCTTCTCATTTAGGTGCCTTTGC